AGATGTCATATAATGGTCCGGCATCATTGCCTTTCGTTCCTAATGTTACTGTTATGTTTACGTTTGCCATAATTTTTAACTAATTGTAATTCTTAATTTTACATCTGTCCATGTTATTTCAGATTTTCCTGATGCAATCCCCCACGGAGAACCGCCTGATATTGAACCTGTTGTATATAATACATTATCATAATACCATTCATAGTTACCAGTTTGAGATGTAGATGGTGTCCAACTCAATATAACCTGATTTTCATATTCATAAGTATAATCAATTGTTACACTTCCTGATAATAAACTATTACCTGTTGGTATAAATTGATTTTGGAATGCATATAATGTAGCACCACCCGGTGGATTTAATGCATCTGCCAACATTGAACCGCTATTTATATCAATACTACTTGTTATTTCTAAGAAATAATTTTTATTTGGACTAGCAGTTGTAGTTGTAGTTGTTGGTACTAACGTAGTAGTTGTTGTAGTAGGTGCTATTGTTGTAGTAGTTGGACTCAACGTTGTAGTTGTTGGAGCCAACGTTGTAGTTGTTGGAGCCAACGTTGTCGTTGTTGGTTCTAACGTAGTTGTCGTTGTTGGGGCAATAGTAGTTGTTGGAGTCAACGTTGTTGTAGTAGTTGGCTCTAATGTAGTTGTTGTTGTTGGTGCTATTGTCGTTGTTGTAGGAGCAATAGTAGTTGTTGGAACTAATGTTGTTGTTGTAGTTGTTGGACTCAACGTTGTTGTAGTAGTTGGAGGTAAACAACAATCAGAAACACCATTAGCAGTTACTGTCGAACTACCTGTTCCAAACATTATTAATGAACCTTGTATCACTTCATAAGAACCAGTAGTACGGAAATATTGTTCTCCCTCAACCCACTGACACGTATCAGGGTCAATGTATGAATAGATAGAGAAGTTAGATTCTATATGGTCTGAAAGAACTTGTATTGTTTCAGTTACACATTCTTCATATGGTCCACAATTGTAATCAACAGGCCCTAAATTAGTTACTGTCAATGGAGTAGAAGATGAAGGAATAGTTAAACTACCAAACGTTCTCTTTAATGCAGAACCTACAAAGGTACTTCTTACTTGTCCACTACCACAATCAGTAAAGTATAAATCAGCATTTACTTGCGCACCTGTCTTACTTGCTTCATAAAGAGTACAAGGTTCACAAATGTATCTATTTGTATCGAATGTAAACGAACAATCAACTTGTGGTGTTACTTCAATATCTTTAATAATTGGTCCTAATAACTGAATACCACACTCACCAGTCTTTAAGTTATAATCGTTTATTGCACGTAAATGGTAGAAATTACCTCTCCATTGTACAATATCGTTTAATTCCATCTTAAAATAATCCGCAAGAGGTATAATTGCTGATGCATTAACCAATCTTGTACGTGGATTGTATAAAAGAGAAATGTAAGTATCCCAATATTCAGAATATAAACTGCCAGTTGGTGCTTCACCATATACTGCATTTTCATTATTAAATAATAAAGATAATGAAGATGAATCAGGTGTATTACCACTATAATTGTCAAAATATGGAAATGCACTTGATGAAAAATAGTTCAATCCACTCTTATTTCCATTATATCCTTGTATCCAAAACTGATTAGTTTCTTTTACACCATTATAAAAATAAACGTGAGGCAATACCCTTACTGGTTCGAATGTTACCGAACTAATAAATGTGGGTATGTACATTGGATATAGTGCCATATTTTAATAAGTGCTATTTATATTTGAAACAAAATTAAGTGTAGTATTAGTAACATCAGCTGCAGTGACAGTATAAGTATATGGTGAACTAGTTGCTAATAGTGTAGTTCCACCATCATCAATACGATAGAATCCAATATCATTAGTAGTTTCACCACCATTTGCTTCAAATTGAATTTGTGAACCAACTGCAACAACTCTATAACGGAATTGTGATACTGGGTCAGTTTCACTTGCTCCACCTGCTCCAAATGTTACTGCGTTTGCATAAGTTACTGTTTCACTATTAAATGAAATTTGTGAGTATGCAGCATTACCATCTGGATTTAATGTAGTAATAGTTGCAGATGATTGGAATCCTGCTCTGATTGTTTGACCTGCTATACTTCCACTTGCACCTGTACCTGAAACATAAATTAAAGGAGATGATGCGAATGTAGTTTTAACATCAAACGTTCCTTGTGAGAAAAAGTTTTGAGTATCTACATAATATGTCTTACCATACTCTCTATTGTTTTCTTTTTGGAATTGTTGTGAAACATAATCACCATCCAAAGTATCACCAAAGTTTAATTCATTTACTGCAAGGTTATTTGCAGGTATTACTTCAATCTTCTCATCTAAGTTGATATATTTGTTGAAATCTTTTGTTTCACCTTTATTATACCAATCATTAAACGTTTCAATAATGAATTGTCTTTGTTGTGTTTTATCTGGATAAATTACTAAGTTAAATTTCTTTTGTAATCCCTTTATAAAATCCACACACTTAATACCACTTGTTCCATAAGGTAAGTTATCAGCAATGTTCATAATTAAACCATCACCACCTTGACTAACCTTATTGATTTGGAAATATGATTTTAAGTTACTATCTGGATTTAAAACTACATCAAAACTAGTATCACCTAACTTTGTATATTGTAAATAAAAACTATACGAACCTGATTTTAACATAGGTGTATTAAACTCCGTAGTTAAATCAAACTTTTCAGTTCTTATTGTATTATTATTATAATCCTTAACATCCACCATATAGTTGTTGATGTTTGTTAAAGGAATTGTTGCAACTGTTGTTGGTGTTTGATTTTTAACAACTAAGTTAAATTGAGGTACACCACTACCTGCTGGAGTTCCACTTTGTGTTACTTCAAAATTTAATTCTATCTCACCTCTTAATGAAGATGAAAAGTTTAAACCATAAACTAAGTTTGAACTTAGATTACCACCGGGATTTGATTCTATCTTATACCACGGCAATTTCAAATCACTGCCGGGTGACATTAAAACATTAGTTTGACCCGAACCAGAGAATGGAGAGAACTTACACAATCCATAAGTTTCTAAGTTGATTGCATTATCACCATTACTACCACTATAAAATACTGGGTATCTTAATTGACGATTAGCAATCATATAAACGTTATCTAAAAACGTTTGATTCATAAAAGATGATGAGTAGGTATATCCTGCGGCATCAAAGATTGCATCGAATACTGGTTTAATTCTGATTGCAGGTTTAAAGTCCTGAACACATAAACTACCACTTACTGAATCAATACCAAATTGGTTTTCTTCAGGTGTGTATTGTATTTTTTGTCCATACTCTGCAAGAGGATAAACTATATCACCACTAAATAAATTACCACCCCAACTAGCAGTTATGTTTTGTAGGGATGCAGTGTGATTATATTGAGCAAGTGATGAGGTTAAATCAGTTAAGTATAAACGATTTATATCTCTTGCAAATGAAGATAGAGTTCCAAAGATAGAAATCTCATAAGAATCTACAAATCGGTTCGCATAAACATTTACTTTGTTAAGTTGAAGGTATCCTTGTGATACATACAACCCATCAAAATCAAAATAAGCGGGCACCTTTACGTTTGTTTCGAATAGGTAAGGGTTTTCTACGGCAATATCATAAACGTGTTCAAAGAACGCGTTATTCTTCTTTGTACCAGGTACTAAGATTTGACGTGTGAAATCAGAAGGTAATACCCCAATATCAAATAATCCAGTAACATTATCTGATACTGTAATTACTTCATCTTTGAATATATCGAGTTCAGTAAATCCATTACTACCACTCGCCATCAATCTGAAATTAAATCCTTTACTACTATTTACACCCATTATATTATCAATTTATAACTTTGTCCCCAATCGAAGTCAAATGAATACTGAATAGTCTTATCAACTACGCCAGTTTTTAACTGAATGGTATTAGTTTTTATTGTTATTGGTCTTAAATCACCATTACTTTCATCATATACCCAATACATTTCATCAGATACTAACAATTGTTTGAATATATCGTTATAATCTTCACTAACCCAATCAGTATTTACTTGCATTGTTTGTTGAGTATCTACTAAATAGTTTAGAATAGAAGAATCATAATTGTTATAACCTAACGTTCTACCACCCCAACTACCAATCTGTGGTTCATAAACTGAACGATTTACGGAGAATGCTTGACGATTTATCATATTAAAGTTAAATGAATCAAACTGACCGTATCTATTCTTCCACTTAATTCTGATATTAGGGTATTTTTGATTACATGTTACGTTGTATGTAATCGGTGTTCCTAATGCAGTTGAGTTATTGTATGCTTGAACAGTAAATGATGATACATTTGTTGATAAACCAATTGTTGCAGGTCCTATTGGATATTGAGTAATTTGTTCAGATGTTGCAGATGAACTACTCACTGCTAATTCAATAGGAGAACCAACGTTTGGTGTATAAACTACTTTTGTAGGTTGTGTTCCACCGGTACTACCAACATATACTCCACCATATCCTGTATTGAAATCAAATGCAGATTGTGTTGCAGGTCCATCAGTCATCAAAGGCCAATGTGGTGTTAAAGTATAAATTTGTTGTCCAATTGTTTCCTGAAATAATTGATATCCATCAACGTATTTGTAAGAAGATGAACGAACCTTTGTACTATTTACATAGCTAGTTCCGTTGTAATATGTGTAGTATGCATCTACTGCAAAGTATTTTACATTAGATGAATTTGCTTGTAATGGTTGTTGTAAAGTAGAATTTAAAATACGTGATACATCAAAAATACCAACCTGTGATTCATTTGGATATTTTACTAATTGATAATCAGGTGATGAACCCGAACTTACGATAGCTCCTGTCCAATAGTATAAATCTACATTATATTGAAACGATGCACTAGTAAAAGCCTGTGAGTTACTTTCACTCACCGCGAATATAATCGGTGATTGTGCAAGTGAAACATCAGCAGGTGTTTGTATAATTGATAAAGCCATATCTCTTAATTATTCTTTTATATTTAACCAACTTTATAATAAAAGGTATGGATGGTTATAGTTTTCCTAACTCAGCTCTCATTTCATCACCGATAATTTTTGCTAAATCCTTTGCTATTAACTTAACATTCTTTTTAACTGCATCACTCAATGCCTTATTAGCGAATTTACGAGGTTCGATATACTTTGTACCATCATTTACAAACTTACCATATTCTGCTCCTGGAGGTGCATACTTTAAAGTAAGTGTTTGTTTTAATTCAGTTGTTATATTTCCAGTCTTTGTTTGTTTACTCTTACCGATAATCTTATTTACTGAATTGTAATTCAACATTTGTCTTTTAAGATTACCTCTCGTTGGTGCGTTTGGATTCTTATTGACAGGAGTGTAAGACTCTAATAGAGTTCTCGTATCATTTGCAACCTTACGAAGAGTTTTTATTTCAACCATTATGGGTATAATTCAAATAGACAACGAGGTCTATCATTATGTGTTGTTAGAGTAAAGGTAGAAACCCATCCTGCAAGACCATTGTTGAATCTATCTGCAAAGGGTTCATTAGTTATTGTATCGTTAATTTCAAAATTATCTACACTCTTTTGTAGGTATGAAGTTAAATCGTTCACTATACCCAATGTATTTGCATGAATATCAATGGTGTCATCCACTCCATAGAACGGAATAGTTTGAGCATTTGTTTCACCATCTGATTCGTTGTTTTTATTCTTTACCTTATCTGCAATAATCAATTGGATTGTATAATCAGTTGTACTTGTATTAAAGTTTGCACCTAATATACTAACATTACCAATTGGGTACATAGGAAACTCACGAGTATCGAAATCAGCAATATCACCTTGTGTGACATGTTGAATTGATGGATGATTATCCATAATTGTCTTAAAGAAATCTAATACGTTATAGTATAACGAATAGTTAGTACCTGTATTGTGAATTATTGCCATAATATCTTATAATTGTATTCCACCAAAGTATTGATTCGTTTGGTCTGGATAAATTTGAGTTTGATTTCCAACTGATTCTAAGTATTGAGGGATTTGGTTACTATATGCAATCAAATAATTCTGTAATCTTAATGCATAATAATCAGCATTAGTTTGTGCTTGATTCTTTAAGTAATCAATCTCACTCTTAGATGGAGCAGTTGCTTGTTCCGATGTTTGTTTAACAGCACCATTCGATTTGAATTGTACTGAACTGAACGGAATATATTCTACTGCAGAATACCAAATTAAGGTATTCTTAATGTAATCATCCAATAAATCTCTATAATATACCGAAAGAGTACCAGTAGTTCCTGCAGTTATTTGGTCTTGTAAATAAAAGAATAAGACAGTACCTAAAAGATTCTTTAAATACTTGTCTTGTGCTGTTCGCACGAAGGGAAGTAATGCATCAGCATCTATCGCTCCTTGTAGTGGAGTATTCTTAATAATATCGTTTCTTGTTATAAATAATGCGTATGCCATAGTATTAGTCTTTGTATGTTTCGTAATTTTGTTTAAAGAACGCAGTGTTTAATCCATACTCATATCTCTCTAACACTTCCTCATTCTCATTTGATGCATCATTTTCATCATCAGTTGTTGCTGGATTCTCCATTGCTTTGTTTGTATCATCTTCTACTTCAGCAACTGTTTGTCCAGTTTCTTCTGCAGTTGTAGAAAGAATTACTAAAGGAGTAGATTGTTCAAAGTATAATTCCATATTCTCCCACCCACCTTCACTCAATGCTAAATCTATTTGATTTAAGATGATGTTTTGGAATGGTGCAATAGTCATAGTTTGTAAAATAGAGAATGCTGTTTTCATCTCTTCTGATTGGCTACTAAATCCATTATTAGCCGTTCTGATACCAAAAAGAAGTGGTGAAGTAATTCTATGTGCAACTAAGATTCTATCTTGTGCATATTCTGCAACATACTGAAACTTCTCGTGTAAGTTCTCAATTTGAATTACATCGATAGTTGGTTTCATTGTAGGGTCATCATTAAATGTTAAGATGAACTTACCTGCATTGTTTGTTCCAGTGAATTTTGAGTATAAAAGGTCTTCGATGGTTTGTCTTTCCTCCGGAGCGGGTACTCCGTTGTTCATATTCAACATTACTGCCGGCAAGAATCCATTTTCTATGTTGTTAAGGTGTAAGTTACTCAACTCACCCTCAACTACCGAAAATTGGAATGCTGGTATCCAATCTGGAAGTGAGTAATAGTATAGACCTGGAGAGTAATTCTTAACGAAAAGTATTTCCATTTTCTCATTAGATGTACCAAATGCAGGAATCTTTTTCTTATCTCTTACTTTACGTTGGTCTGACCAATCATTACAATAGTAATAATTCTCAATACGAGGATTATCATATATCTTTTCAGCACGAAGTGTTTGAACTGGTACGTGATAAAACTTAATTATCTTTGTGTGTTCATCATTCCAATACACCTGATATGCTGCATTACCATATAATTTTAAATCAAATGCAACTCTCTTAGTTTCTTCTTGTGGAATTAACTTCTGAATTATATTGTTCTTTGTTTCATCCTTTGAGTAAATTCCTTTACCAAAGATTAAATCTGCAACTCCTTCAATACATGCAGCATTGGTTGTTGAGATATTGTATGCAGCAGTAACAGCACTAAAAAAATCATCGTGTCCATTGATACCATATGGCACCCATGTCAAACGAGTCTTTGTATCTTCAATTACTTGTGGTATTGCGTTATTACCATACGATACTACTGAAAGTTTTGTGTTTTTTTCCATTTTAATCTAAAATTATGTAGTCATTTGATGATGTATGTGAGATATATCCATCGTTTTGATTCACATACTCTGGTTTATCAATAGATTGTGAACCGAATACTTGTACTGAACCATGCCATATATCAGTTGTTCCATTTACAATCGTTGCTCTATATTCAGTACCAACAATCGCTTGTTGAATACTTGCAGTGAATGATAGTAAGGATTCATAACCATCAAATGATGTAGAAACCAAACTAGCAGTTGTATTTGTTTGTAATGTCATATCTTGCAATGACATTGTGAATGAATTAGATGAGGTTGGTTCGGTTCTAATAGTGAATCCGTTACTTCCAGATATGAAATATGTAAGCATTATCCTGTATTTATCTTGTGTTTATCTTATATATAACACCTGATTTAGTATAAATATCAAAGACATAAAAAAAGGGGAATCCGAAGAAACCCCTTTAGTTTGGTTATATTTAGATACTAATTACGAATTAGTGCCATAAACTACTGTGTAGTTTGCAGTTAAACCTGCCAATGCGTTCGATGTTGTTGAACCAGATAAGAATGCTGCTGGTAATTTCTCTTGACCTGTGAAAGTTAAAGAGTATCCGTAAAGGTCTCCTAAAGCTCCACCTGTTTGAATTGTACCTGCAGTAAGGTCTGCACCTTCTTTCTCACCTACTAACAAAGCATCACCATTCATTGTCCACACAATAATTTGAGGTCTACCATAAGCCAACAACTTCAATTGAGTTGTCATCTCATTAGTCAACTTCTTCAAATTCAACGTTAATTCTTGAGAGAAGAATGTTGTACCATTATCTCTTGATGAATTTACGGTCTCTGTGTATGCAGAAGTTCCTTTTAATTCGTAGTAGTATAAGTTTGAACCAGATGGTACTGCAGTGATTTCGCCGTTACCATTCGTAGTAAATGAGCCTGTAGTGTAGTTGATGAAATATACACCTTGTATACCACCTACTGAATCCTTACAAACTTCATTACGTCCTGCTGTTATGTTACATGCCATATACTATTCCTGTTTAATTATTTTGTTTTTAATAAAGGGAGGATGTTTCACCTCCCTATGATTTTTTTATTAGTATGCTCCGTAGTAAACTACATCTTGTCCGATACCGAACTGAACACCTGCTGTGTATCTCATGATAACGCGGTAGTTCTGAGAACCATCCAAGTTAGCCATGTCTAATACTCTAACTTCGTTGTGGTCAGATAATAAACCTGTACCGAAGAACAAGTTAGATTTTTGAGCTGCAACGATTTTGTTAGCAGACATACCTGGACACATTACGATTTCAATACCTTGGAAGTTGAATGGTTTTTCACCAACGTTCATTTGTGTGTTGAAACCTGATTGGTTAGCGTTTCCACCTAATGCAGTTTGGTATGCTTTAGCAACACCTGTACCTACATAGATAACTAAATCTTCTTTTCCGTAAACTGCAGCTGGGATAGTATCATATACTGAACCTAAAACTGAAATTACGTTTGCTGCTGTTACTGAACCAGAGATGATTGTAGAACCAGACTTAGCTGCTAATACTGCCGTAGCACCACCTGCTGCGATTGATGCAGAGAATAAAGTTTCAAAACCAGCGAATTGACCGTTTGAAGCAGTACCTTGCCAGATTGATTGTTCAGTTCCTTGTGCAACGAATCCTGCAACATAAGAGATTAAGTAATCGTTGAAGTTTGCAGGGATAGTATCAAATGCACTATATCCTAATTGTAAAGCTTCCCAGCTATCTACAAACTCTTGCTTACATAATTGTAAGTTTACTTGTAATTCTTTTGGTTCTAAGATTCTTTCAGATAAAGTTACTGAACCTGAAGTTGTGAAATCACAAGATGCATCTTGAATGATACCATCTAATGCAACCTTTTGGATTACTTCTTTGAACTTAACGTTTGGTTTGATTGTTACATATCTGTTATCCAAAGTCTTTGCAGACAAAAGAGCAGCAGAAATGTATTGTCCCGCGAATTCACCTGCGTATGTAGATGTAATTGTTGGTTCTGCGAATTTTTGAATTTTTTTCATATTCATTTCTTTTTTTTATTTAAAATTATTTATACATTCTTTGCCATACTCTTTCTTGAGCAGTCAAAGTTTTATTTGAATTTTGTGTAGGTTTCATAATTGAGAACTTACCTGGTTCAGTTGGAGCACCATCTAATTTTGGTAATTCCTCTTCTTCCAAATCTTCTTCAATATCTGCTTCTTTGTCAACTACTTCTTCCTTTACTTCTTCCATCTTAGCGATTTTCTTTTCCATCTCTTCGATTCTATAAGCTAATTTCTCAACTAACTCACCTAATTCGATTTCGATTTCTGGTCCTTCTTTCTCGATGTCAGCAGGAACTCCATCGCCAGTTGAAGGTAAGTTACCTTCTACGTAGTCAACTACAGCTTCCATTTCTTCTTCCTTAGTTTCATCACCTGGTAAAGGTTCAGCCTTAACTGTCTCTTCATCAGCTAACTCAACGTTTTCTCTCTCAACGATTTTACCATCTTTAGAGATTACTTTGATTAGGACTTCGTTTCCTTCTGTATCTCTTAATGATAATTCATGTTCCCCATCTGGTGCTGGAGTTTTACTTCCATCTTCACCTATAACGAAAAGGTCTTCACCAACATCAAAAGTTGCAGATTCAACGACAGTTCCATCTTTCAATTTTGCATAAGTTAATTCTACTTCTTCTTTAGAAAGTAAACTAACTATCTTGCTTAGTACTGTTTTTGCGTTCATAATCTATTGTTTATTTTTATATTTAACAATCGTTTAGGGAAAAGTAGTTATTTTTTCCCTAAACATTTATTTTTTTTATACTCTTGTCCAACCTAATACTTCTAATTTAGCAGCAACAAATGCTGGTACTTCTCGTATTTCTTGTCCGTTTGTTAATTTTACTAATTCCATATTATTTGTTTTTTGATTATATTACTAATGTCCATGCTCCGTTGTAGAAGTATAAGTTCGAACCACTCACTGCCAAATCACCAACTGTTCCGGCTGGTAATGGATTTTGTGGTTTTAAGTTCATTACTTTTGATATTCCTACACTACCAGTTATTTCAGTTGTATCTGATAAAACTTTGAATGTAGTTGTAGTGTTACCATTATCTTTAAGAGTAACTAAATTACTATCATACGCAGAACCTGATGGATATACTTCCCAAGTGATTTGTGATGGTTCGTGTCTTACTGATGAACCATATGCATAATCACCTGTGTATAATTCTTGTACCCAACCTTCAACTGTTCCTTCGTATCTCTGCCAACCTAATGTAGAGTTAGCAATTGTGTATCCGTATTTATCACTCCAACTATTAACTTTTAGATTATCTATCTGATTGTTATTTGCTGGTTGGTCGAATGTAGCCTTTAATTGTCCTGTAATAGTTGCACTACCACTTGCAGTTAAACTACCAGTTACTTGCAATCCTCTTGTGAATGATGGTGATGGGTTAGCACCTGTATTAGGACTTAACTTTAACCACGATGGATATGAACTACCATTAAAATCACCGAATGTTATACCGGTATTATCTGCCGTAATCTTTAATTCATTATCAAATCCACCTGCATATGCACCAACTATAAATTGGTAATCAGTAGAACCATATCCAAAGAATGTTCCATTAGATGTACTACCACCCATTTGAGAACCATAGAATAAAGTATCGAAATCAAATGCACTTACTTTGTTAGCAACTAAATTACCACCAACTGTTACACTACCTGTAATACCTTGTTCTACTACTAATGGTCTTTTGATTGTTACTCTACCATCAGTAAATGAAGATGAGTTTTGTAATTCAATCGCAACATAAGGTTGTGCAGAACTACTCAATGCAATAATACCTGGTTTTGTGTTTGATGTTAAAGAAGGTGCACCAATCTTAGACGGATTACCACTTATACCAATTACACCACCACCTTCAATTGAACTTTGTATTTGAACTTTACTAACTGTCGATGCGTATGTTCCATATGCACCACTACCTGATGTAAATGTTATTGCATTTGGTGAAACGTTTGCAGTACCTGTTGATGCACTTAACAATAACTGATTAGTAGATGGGTTATATACTAATGTATCTACACTATCTTTTGATATTGTACTACCACTAATAAAGGTGATAGGATATTGTGCACTTGTAGAAACTGATGCTGGAGTTAGATTTACACTACCAGTCACTTCTAAACCTCTATTGAATATTGGTTTTGGATTTAATCCATTTGTTGTATTATTTGCAGGAATTGTCAACCATGTGTTATACGCAAAGGTATTCATGTTGAAATCCTGGAATGTTGTTGAAGTAGGTGTACTTGTTGCAAGAACTTCTGTTGAATAACTAAATCCAACACCATCAGTTGCTGCAATATTAAATGTTGCAGATGATGTAGCGATTTGTTGATATGAGAAGTTATTACCTGTTTGTTTAATTGCTACTCCGTTGTAAGGGTCATTCAAAGGGTCTGCTTTGATAATCAAATCTCCACCATTACCCAATACTATATTACCATTACTTTGAATACCATTAGATGCAGTTACATAAGAGTTAAATACTACACCTGCATCGAATGAGTTTGCCCATATACCACCTGCAGTGTTAATACCCCAAACTTGTTGTCCAGGATTAGTATCACTACCAGTTACGATGAATGCAAAGTTATTTTCATTATCAGTTGCACCTAATCTTAAATCTTGTACTGCACCAGTTGTAGAACGTCTTACGAATAAGTGTTCACCACCTGATATGTTTACACTACCTGTAATTGTTTGGTCACCTACAAAGTTATTTGAACCTGTTGTTGCATATCCTACGATACTACTACCACCAAATGATGATGTAGGTACTGATATAGATGTTCCACTACTATTACCTACCCACGCATATCCTTCTTGTAAAGATGCGGTGAATCCATCAAATTGTGCAACATAACCATTACCAGTATCGGTTTGTACGTTTCTTACATTTGTTGTAGAACGTAATGAAACGTTTTGATTAAAGTTTGTTTGTGGTGCATATACCTCCATCCAACCTGATGATGGATTTACTTGTATAATTCTACTTTCAGCAGAAGATGATATTACTAAATTACCATTACCATTTTGTCCTAAGAAGAACTCACTACCTGAATTAAAGAATATACCATTTAATTCACCATTATTACTAATTGTTTGGTTTCCTACGAATGTATTACTTCCAGTAGTTGCATATCCTACTATTGTACCACCACCTCCA